GCTGTAGCTGCTGCTCCCACCAATGCACCATATATCTCAGGCATTTGCGTAAATAGGTAATTATGTATAGTATGACTAATAAATCCTAATTATGGCAGAGGAAAAGAAAGGAGTTTTTGAAAAGCTCAAAGAAAATATAACCGACAAAGAAGAACAACTAACTTTTATATCTGTTGTTGTCCGGCTTGTGGTAGTCGCATGGAGTGGCTTTATAGTATCCCTTAACTACATATCGTTACCGGGATATAGCAACGAACCTAAAGATATAACTTTTCCGGCTTCTCTCCTGACAGGTGCATTAGCAAGTTTTGGTTTGGAAGGTGCTAAGAAAAGAGGTGACGGTACATACAAACCAGAAGACAAACCACTAAACAAAAAAGAAGTAGAAGAGTTACTAGCATCACAATCTGGTAACTATCAAACAGTTAGAATTGAAACGCCAATAAAAATTATTGGTGCAGAGATTGATGATTCCAAATCAAAAAAATGAAAAAACTACTAGCACTACTATTACTGTTTAGTCCTTCTGTAGCACTAGCAGACATAAATCATTCTATTCAAAATGTTGTATCTGTTTCTACATTAGGGGCAAGTTCAACGGCTAATCGCATTGGTACTACGTTCTCGGCATCGGGTACAAATGTCACGCCAACAGCAGGTGACACTGCAAATGCTATTGGTACTTTAGATTTAACGGATGCACAGATTACTAATGGCGTTCCCACAATTGACGCTACAACTACTTACGCAGTTACCACCGCAGGGGATGCATGGTCTGTGTCAGAAAGTTTTATCCAAGGCGATTCTATACCTACTTCAAATACTACGGTTACCAATGGTGCTGTACCTGCACTTCCAATATTCGGAGATACAACAACTTTTGCAGGTGGAAATATAGGCACTACGGCTATGACTATGGATAGTGGTGGAGCGATGACAGTTAACTTATCTGCTACAGGAGCAGGTGTAACAGCACAAATGTCCAACACAATTAAATTAGAAATTGATTAATGAAATGGTTGGTACTTTTTTTATTAGGAGTACCTAGTGCATATGCAGGGGGAATTACGCCTTCGTTTTCTACAGGCCAGATGGAAAGTAGCAGTTCTAGTAAGACTATTGTGGTCGAGACCATTGTTACTGAAAACTACCGCACAGGTTATTCTTATAGTTTACAAGGCCATAACATACAAGTTAAAGACGGCACAGTTATATCACCAGATGCTACATATACAAACACGCAAACAGTTAACGGAGTCTCATTTCAATGGGTTACCCCAAATTTAACTACGAAGCCACAGTGGGAAATACTAGATCCACAAGAGTCATTCAGCATAACGGAAAATTTTCTTGCACCCGGATTGGATGCAACAAGCACAATACAACGCACCATAACAACAGAAAGTCAAAGTACAAGTTTGTCAATTTTTTCAAATTAAGTTTACTATTATTATTGTATTCGCCCAAAACCCTGGCTAATACTGTAAGTTCGCCATCGGCCAGTTCCAGTGGCACGGTGATCAATAACGGCTACCAAACTATAAATGGCGGATTTCCAACGATGATTTATGGCGGTCAGGTGCAATGCCAACAGCCAACACTAGCTTTTACACCCTTTGTAACTAAAGGAGAAAACTACAGTACACCTAGAATAACTACAACTAGAACTAACATATATGATTTGTCAGAGGACGCATCAGGTAACTTAGTAAATCCGGGAACTATTTTGTACCAAAGTGAACAGCCAAGAATAGAACAATCAACTCATAATTTTAATTATGGATTTACTATTAGCCTACAGATACCACTTGGAAAAGGATCTGATCTTTGTATAAAAGCAGCCGAAAATCAAATAGCAGGTCAAGAATTTATATTGGCTAAACAAAAATTAGAAGTTAATTTGGCGAGAATGAAACTATGTGCCGAGCAATTTAAACTTGGAGTAAAACTGATAAACGAAGATGCAGTTGCGTGTAGAAATGTTGTGCTAACGACTATACCAAATCAAGTTGTGCCACATAAACACGAAATAAAAACTAAGTAGATTTATCCTTAGACTTTCCTAAACGTTTTATAAGCTGCTTCGTAAGGGGTTTTATAGCGTTTAAAATAAGAGGAGTACTCGCAGCGATACTAGCGACAAAAAAAGTAGAGACAGCCACACTAGGCGTAGGTAAGTATTGGTCGATGTACGATACGTCTTCATAAACAGTAGTGCAATCACCGTTACTTTCTCTAATATAATCTTTAATACGTTCTAATCTTTTTTCGTTAACAAAGCTTCCTATTCTTAACGCTCCTTCTGGGGGGCAGGGTTCGTATTCTATTTTCTTTTCTTCCTTTGGTTTCGGTTGTACTACGTTTGTGTCCTGTGTGGGCGTAGAAGCAGTGTTAACTGGTGCTGGTGCTGTATCTATTACTTGTGCAGGGTCGTATCTCATAGGCGTATACGATGGTATTTCACCATGCGGACATACTGTGTATGTGCCACGTTTATCCGAAAGCAATAAAGATGGATTGCGTGTAGTTTCTAAATCTCTGTGATATAAATAACATCCCGGCAACTTGCCTTCTAATTTTGGTTTACTAAAATAAGGTGTATCTGGGATATCAATCGTTGGAAGAGTTATCTCAGGTATCTTTATTTCAGACACTTAAGGAATTAATTTAGCTTTAGGAGGTATTGGTAAAGATGGGCCTGTGACATCTGGCATTGCATTACCAAGTACATCTGGCATTAATCCTTGGACTTCGCCAAGTACTTTATCCATAATTTTTTTTTGAAACTGGGGTGATTGAACATATTTGTATGTAAAAAAACCACCGCCTAGAATGCCTAACATAAGGATTCCAGTTACGATGGTAATAATGTCTAAAGCCTTTCTCATGATTAAAGAACAGATAGTACGAGCTTGCTCAGTAATGAGCATAGTCGTTTTGCTACTTATTGTAGCTATCTCTCCGCTTTACGTCACCATGGGATTAATGACAAGGCAACTACAAGAAAAAATTAAGTAGGCTGATCAGTAGGTTCTTCTGGTTTTCTATCATCCAATATGGCTTGGATTTGTATTGCTCTAGTTTTGCACTGTTGAACAGTATCTGCTGCTTCATTGTGCTTTTTTATTACATTCTGTAATTCAGTTTGTAATTCTTGGTCTGTTTTTTTTGCCATAGTAATTAATTAAAACGGTTTGCCTGTAGCTGTGACAGGTGTATTTATTATAGCAATATTGTCCTCAATGGCTTTTTCTATTGCTGTAACCTCATCTGTACCTAATGCAGCTTTAACCCAACCAAGTACAGTTGCTTCATCTAGTTTGTCGTAAGCAACAAAATCACTAGGTAATGAGGAAGGTTTTGTAAAACTAACTTCTCCTGTTGCTCTGTCTTTTTCTGTATCGTCATCTTTTCCGATTACACGATAAATAACTTTGTTAACATGACCGTCAGATAAGTCACGTTCCATTGTGTTTACTTGCCACGTTTTAGTAATAGCCATAATAATTAAAAATAAGATAATTAAAGTTTAGCTAGGTTTAGGATACTTAGCTTTAACAGGATCGACAATATCGGTTTTCCATTTATCAATACCGTGATGATAAATGTAATCAAATTGTGTACCCGGATCTGGATATTCTCTTAATCTTTTTTCTTTATATTCTTCATTTGTAAGTTTAGTTAACATTTCTGCTTTTTTAGCAGCAAGAACAGAATCAGATGGTGGTGTTATACCTTCACCCCATTTTTCAATAACACGTTCCCCTGCATCATTTATAATTGCTTTTATTGAATAGCCACTTTGATCTTTAACTAATTCAATAGCTGCATCTGTTAATGCTTTTAGTTCTTTATCCATTAATCAAACTCCTCAATAATAACTTTTGATGTACCTCTACCAAATCTCATTTGGCCTACAGAATTACCTTGATTAGCATAGTATGTACTTTCCCCAACACGATCAACCCTCCAAGTTAATGTATCCCCAGCACTCCATGAACCTGTTTTTGTATTTGTAAAAGTTGTACAAAAAGAAATTGTTGTCCAAGAACCTCTGTGATTTCCATGTAAACCATCTGAAGAATTCTGTTGATAATAATTAGGATTACCTCCTATGTAGGTAAAAGTTCCACTTAAGCCTGTACCAACTTTGTATCCTATTCTAAAATTATTGTCCGCACCACTACTGCCATTATATCCGTGTAATTCAAGCTGTACTTTAACAACACTATTTTGTTTTTTTGTAGTCATAGTAAAGCTAAACATATTTTCCCATACCGTGTTAGCAGCAGAAAAATTAGTTATTGTGTTGTAATAATGGTCTTTAAAATTAATAACTTTTGCTGCATAACTTTGAGTTCCTGATGCAAAATTTATAGCCATTATGATACCTCCATTAAAGCAAATTTATATTTTTTGCCATTGCGTTTGTTGATCAAGAAAAGATCCTCTGCTCCTTCTTGTATAGTATAACTTCCCCAAGTTCCGTCAACGTCATTAGTACTACCTTCGTTAGATAAATTAAGGTCATTGGTATATACGTTTCTCCAACGATAACTTGACGAACCTAAATCGTATGTATTATTAGCTGAAGGTAACACATGACCATCATGTTCTATTCTGAATCTTGGAGTATTATTAGTACCAAAATGGAAAGCATCATTTTGCACATTGATTATTGCACAAGGTTTGTTAACACTAGAATTAGTTGAATAGTGGTAACTGGTATTATTATTACCACCTTGACTTTGTGTAAGTAATAAACCCCAACCAGTATTAGACCCATCAAATATATTTATTTGGTTATTAACACCACCTCCAAAACTGGCAACATTACCCCCTTGTAAACCTGTGCCACAAGAAAGAGTATTATTACATTGTAAGTTTCCTGTAATTTGAACCCCATTAGCAGCAGTAACTAATTTTTGTGCATTGTCATATCGCAACCCTACTGCACCATCTCTTACACAAGTAATATAGGCGTGTCCGTTTGTATAGTCTTGTATATATATAGTATCTCCTCGTAAACCTAAATAACCAGATGATGGAGTATGTTGAACAAAACCATTAGTTCCATCAAAATAAACTAAAAGATCGGCTCCTGTTCCAAATCTAGCTTTAATGTTGTCATTAAAAGTAACACCTGATGCACCACCTACAGTACTTATCCCTGTAAGGTTTGATCCGTCACCATAATAAGTATCTGCATAAACATTTCTCCATCTTGTACCAGTTAAACCTAAATCAAAAGAACTATCAGATATTGGATATATATCACGAGTGTGCATATCACCGCCACCCTCATTACAACGTATATCTCCATTCACATTGTATTGAAGGTGTAGATTTGTTGAGTTAGTTATTGATTGTACTGTATTGTATGTGTTACCATATCCAACCGAAACATTACCAAATTTTCCACCACGATTACCAGCTTGACCAACTGATTCAACAAAACCATTTACAATCGATGTACCTGTAGTTGTAGTTCCCCCACTTGAAGTTTCAAATTTTTTACTACCGTTGTAATTTAACTCTACCTTACCTGCTGGTGTAACAGTTTGAAATGTAGTTAAACTATTAACATTTGAGCCATCACCATAAGCCATGTATAAATTTTGATTATTAGATCCCATAGCAGCCATATGGCCTGTAGTACCACCAAATGCAAATCCTTGAGCTGACCAGCCACTACCATCTTGGATACCACCTGTTATAAAATGAGTTGTATAGCCGTCAGGATCTATTGAGTTACTACAATCGGCAATTAAATTTCCATGAACATTTACTCCAACTGAAACTGTTTCAAATTTTTTATTGTTGTCGAAAAATAGTTCTACTTGTCCATTGTTAAAACATTTAATATAATTTTCATTTAATGCTTGGTTGGTAATTTCAATAGTATTACTTGCAATCTTCATGTGACCAAAAGTATCTACTATTCGTGTAAGGCTGCCATCATGAGCAAGTAAAAGATCGTTATTTGCACCGATATATAAACCTTTATCACCTGAAACATTTACATCACCGTTAGCTTTAAGCCTAAAAGTTTCAGTGTCGTTAGTATAAAATAGAATATCTGAGTTTTCTTTGTTCTGTACAACTCCTTGATTTGAACTATTTGCACCAACCCAAAGCCCCGAATTACTTGCATGACCTGTACCTGAGTTAGAGAATTGAGCATAACTACCAGAAGAAGAAGTATTATGAAATTGAACTCTACTACTGGTAAATAATGCGCCATTAGCAGTAGTCTCAAACCTTTTACTGCCATCATAGGCTAACTCTACTCTGCCATTAGCTATAGCAGAAATTGATGTTTCATTATTTACAGGCTGTATATATATATTCCCTGCTGTATTATCTTGAATATATAGATCACCTGTAGTGTTACGGAATACAGAATTGCTCCCATCATGTTCTAAATATAAATCTTGACTAGCACCAAGTTGTAGCTTTGCTCCATCTGTTGATAGATGTACATTACCTACTTTATAATCATGTATAACTGAGGCGTTTGTTTGATCTCGTGTAGTCCTAAAAATTTCTACGTTATCAATTTTAAGCCTAAATGTGCTGTGAGAACCTTGATTCGTTTCGTCAACACTAAGAACTAAATTATCTCCGCTATCTTCTACTCCTATATAATTAGTTCTATTAAAACCATCTTGTATTACTAATTTTGGTGTATGACCTCCTGTTGTTGATCGTAATGTTATTTGTGTATTTCCACTTGATGTGGCTAGTAAATTACCGCTTAATTTAGCACCTTCACTAGTTGATTCAAACTTTTTACTGTTGTCGTAGTAAAGATTTACACCAGCATCTCCTAAAACTTCTAGTCCAAGTTCTCCACCTTGAGGTAATAAAACTACGTTATCTGCTGCTTTAATAATTACATCATCTGCTGTTGATTCTACAGTTAAGTCACGAGTAGTTTCTTTAATAAATCCATCATTTCCATCATGATAAATTTCTAAATCTGACCCTGTACCAAGTTTTAGTTTTACGTTATCGTTATATTTGTTATCTCCAGTAAATGTATTACCAGTAACTGTTGCAAAGTTTCCTGTAGCCGTAACACCAGCTTGCCAAGAACTGCCGTTATAAATTTTTAATTCGTTTGCAGAAGTATTAAAATATAAATCACCAACAGCAAGTGCATTACCACCACCATCAGTTGATGGGTCATTAGATGCTATTTGATATTTATCACCAAAATTATTTACAGAAGATATATTGTTTGATGCATTCGTAATACTAGAAATATTTGTTGAGCAAGTACTCATTGCTGTAATATTGGCTGACGTAGCCAAATCATTCATATCGCTTATAACGTCTGATACAGCCAACAACGCCATGTCAGCAATAACATCAGATGTTGCTAACAAGTTCATATCTGCTATTACATCTGACGTAGCTAACAAGTTCATGTCAGCTATAACACCTGAGTTACCAAGTAAACCCATATCAGTTATTACAGCAGAAGTTCCTAACAAACCTATTTCAGTTGCTTTACCTGCTACCGCACCAATATCACTTGCGTCTGCTGCAACAGCGTTTATATTATTTATGTTGTTATGTACGGTTTGTACCTGAGTTATGTTGTTGTGAACTGTTTGTACTTGCGTTGCATTAGTTGCAACTGTAGTAACTTCTGTCGCTTTTGGTGTAAGTCTATGAAATGTGTATGTATGAAGTGTAGTAGTTGTTTCTACTAAGAATCCAAATCCAGATGGGATAACACTTGGTACTCCTGTAATCGTAACTGTATTACCTGTGCCAGCACCGTTAGCAATAGTAACCGTAGTTCCGCTTGGAGTTAAATTAGTAGATGCTGCCTTAACAGAAACAATAGTGCCAGTGCCGTTTTCTGCGTCCGGGTTGGCAGTAGGAAAACTTGTCTCATTAGCTATTGGTACAAAACCACCTACCTCATCAACAAGATCAATTATTCTGTCGTTGATAGCTGCGGTAGTTGCAATGGTTGTATCGTTGTCAGGAAATGTATCGCCATCTTTAATTGTATCGCCAGTACTAATATTAAAATATCTTGCGTCTGATTCTGCTTCTGTATAATATCTGCCGTCTAATGCGCCAGTAGCAATTTCATTGGCAGTTAATTTATCAGATTGCAATAACGTTTTTATTTCAGATGCTGTCTGATCTTGTGTAGCGTTGGCTTCAATAGCATTTAATTTACTGTGATCAGCGTCAGTAAAAACATTACTATCATTTGCAGACTCTACTAATCCTCTTATCTCACTAGCTGTTTGATCTGCTGTCGCATTAGCTTCTATGTTATTTAATTTTGTATGATCAGCGTCAGTAAATACGTTACTATCACTAGCACTTTCAACTAATGTTCTTATTTCACTTGCGCTTTGATCACCTGTTGCACCTGCTTCAATGCCATTTAGTTTGCTTACTTGGGCATCTGTAAATACATTAGTGTTGCTGTTGCCTTCATACAAAGCTTTTATTTCACTAGCAGTTTGATCGCCAGTAGCTCCAGCTTCTATTCCGTTTAACTTGCTATGATCCGCATCTGTAAAGACATTAGAGTCTGTAGCTGATTCTGTTAACGCTCTAATCTCTGCTGCTGTCTGGTCATCTTTAGCATTAGTTTCTATAGTATCTAGCTTTGCACCGTCAGCACTTACATCTCTACCATCAACAGTTCCTAATATTGCAAGATCACCAGAACCGTCAAATTGTACAACTTTACCTGCACGGTTAGCTGCATTCTCTGTTATTTCTAAACCACCAACAGTTTGTGTTAACGGAAATCTTATAGTCTTATCTAATATTGCTTGTTGTTGTTGGTCTAAAATTGCAGCTTTATCTAATACATCATTAATAACTTCCGGGAAAAATCCACCTTGGTTTGTTATTTCTGTTTGTTGTAGTGGTGTAACTTTAGATGTAATAACAACATTAAAACCACTACCTAAATTAACTGGGTTACCACTATTAACTAATGTGACCGTACCACCGGGGTTTGCGTTTTGATCGTCATTAAGAGTAACAGTATAATGTGTGGTTATAGTTAATACTTCTTCAGCACCAGTGCTAGTTGTAATTCTTATAACCTTAACATCGCCTTCTTCATATACCTTAAATGCAAAAGCAAAATTATTACCACTAGTAAACGC